GGTGAATTAATTAAGTTAAGTTTAAGAGTAGACAAACTACCAAAAGAAAAGTTTGTACAAGGTAAAGATGGCGAGGTTTATTACAATTTTACTATTGGAGTAAATGACGAATCTAACCAATGGGGACAAAACGTAACTGCTACAGATTCACAAACAAAAGATGAACGTGAAGCTAAAAAACCAAAGTCTTATTTAGGAAATGGTAATGTAGTTTGGACTGATGGTAACATTAAACTTGCTGATAAAAAAGTAGAAGTTACCGCTAAAGAAGTAGAAGCAGATTTACCATTTTAAATTAAATATATAGTGCTTATCGCTGCCGGGCTTTTCTTGGTAGTATCAGGAATAAGTTAAATGTGAGTTCGTCAAGCTATATTTTTTTAAAACAATTAAAACAAAGAAACAATAATATGGATATAGAAGCACAAAGGTTATTAATGCAAATGTTTGAAGAAGATTGCTTTATTAATCCATTAGAAAAAATAGAATATCCTAAACCTGCAATATCATTTGGAACTAAAACTTATGAAACAAAAGATGGTTTAAAAGAATATCCTATCCCTTTAGGAACTTATGGAAACTTTAGCTTTGTTCAAGCACCACCTAAATCAAAGAAAACATTTTTTGTTAGTTTACTATCAGCAGTATATTTAGCAGAAGATTTAGAATCGTTTTGTGGTGATTTAAAAGCAAATAGAGAAAACAAACATATAATACATTTCGACACCGAACAAGGTAATTTTCACGCGCAAATGGTTTTTAAAAGACCATTAGATATGACTTCAATAAAAACTGATAAATATCATACATTAGCATTACGCCAATTATCATTTAAAGAAAGAGTAGATTTTATTGAATATTATTTATATGACAAATTAGAAGCAAAAGAAATAGGTTTAGTAATTATAGACGGTATAGCGGATTTATGTTCTGATGTAAACAATATTGAAGAATCAAATACTGTAGTTCAAAAACTAATGAAATGGTCAAAAGAATTAAATTGTCATATAGTTACTGTTATCCACTCTAACTTTGGTTCAGATAAACCTACAGGACATTTAGGTTCATTTTTAGAAAAGAAAGCAGAAACACAAATACAATTAGAATTAAATACAGTAAACAAAGGTTTAGTAACAGTATCCTGTAAACGTTCACGTAATGCACCATTTGAAAACTTTAGTTTTAAAGTTAATAGTTTTGGATTGCCACAAGTTGAAGGTGCTTTTTACGATCCACTAAAAGATATATTTTAATGCAAACAACAATTAAAACACACTTAGAAGAACTACAAACTTCTGCAGCAAGAATGTTGGTATTAAATTCAGATAATAAAATGTTAATAAGTTATTTTAAAGACTTGAATGAAAAGTTAATATATTTACAGCAATTAGTTAATATGGAAACAAAATATGATTGGAGCAATTTAGATACAATTATACAGGAAACACAATATCAAGATAAAGAATTAACACATATTAATATGAATTTTCAATTAAGAGAAATAACTACAGAAAAAAAAGAAGCATTTATTAATTTAAAAATTTAGTTATGGAATTATTTACAGTAGCATTAATAGTTATTTTAGCATTAGTATTTTTAGGAACAAGTTTCTTTGAATGTGATGTTATTATAACACCTATTAAAGGAATTATGTTTGGTGCTTTATATAATGATGATGTATATGATATTGAAACAGATCACACAATACAAATAGTAATATTATTTATATCATTTAACTTTTTATGGACAACTTCAAATGGCTTGAACAAGTAGCAAAACACCACAAAGAATGGATTAAAACAATCCAAAGTCTTGGTGAGTATGATTATGCTGAAGATATAGTGCAGGAATCTTATATTGCTTTAATGAAGTATGCAAACGCAGAAAAGTTAATAGATGATAAAGGAAATGTACGCAAAGGTTATATGTTCTTTACATTACGTTCTTTATATTACCAATATTACAATAAAAAGAAAACTATTAATAAAGTACCTTTTGATGGATGTTGGGAATTATTTGATGATTCAAACATAGAAGAACACAATGCATACAATGATATTTGTTTAATGATTGATGAAGAAATAGATAATTGGCATTGGTATGATAAAAAGCTATTTAAATTATATCGTGATACAGATATGTCTATGCGAGATATTGCATCAGAAACAAACATTAGTTTAATATCTATATTTCACTCGATTAAAAATTATAAAGAAATACTAAAAAATAAATTTCAAAAAGATTATCAAGATTATATTACAAACGATTACAATAACATTTATTAATTAAAATTTAAAATTATGGCTAAAAAGCAAGCACAAGGTTTAGGTGATACTGTAGAACAAATCACTGAAGCAACAGGAATTAAAAAAGCAGTTGAAATGTTTTCAAAAGCAACAGGTATTGATTGTGGATGTGATGAACGTAAAGCAAAGTTAAATCAATTATTTTCTTATAACAGAAACGTAAACTGTTTAACAGAAAAAGATTATAATGCTTTAACAGATTTAATTGCGCCAAGTAAAAACACATTAACACCTGAAGAACAAAAAGTAATAAGTGATATATACTACAATGTATTTAATTATCGTTTAGAATTAAGTTCTTGTGGTTCTTGTTGGGCAGGTAAGGTTCAGGAATTAAGAAAAGTTTATAACGAATATGAAAAATAAAAACGTTATACAACAAGAATATTTAAAATCAGTTTTATTAAGTCAACTATTATTAGAGGCAAATGAAAATTTATTTTTTACAATTCAATATAAGCAACAAATTAAACATAAAATAAATAGTTTAAATAAAGACTTAGAAGATACTGTAAGAAACGAATATAAAATAATCTATAATACAGATCCAGAAACAACTACTAATATTCTAAATAGTATTGAATCAATTATAAAAAAACTACAAACAAGCTCTATAGATGAGTTAGTATTTATTAATGCTATAATTGATAAGTATAAAGAAAATAAAGAATGGTTTACTGAGTATTGTGAAACTGAATTTTTAAGAATAGATTAATGGCTAAAAAATATGAAGCGACATATAAACCTACTGAGAAAGAAATTCAAAGTATGTATGTTTGTAACAAAAATGATTTAGCTTATGTAATTCAACCTATTCAATATACTAAAAAATTTAAGGTAGTTAAATTTCAAATATCAAATAGGTTAGAAGTGCATAACTATAAAGAAAATAATATTGATGTTGAATTTACAGAATACGATGCACTAAAAAAAACAATGGAACTTTATACACAACACGCTAAAAGATTTAACAAATGAAAAATAAAGAAATAAAATTTCCTGATAGATGGGATTATAAAGAACCATTAAAAGATACAATAGTAGAATCAGTTATAGAACAATTTAAACAACGTTCAGAAGCAGGAATAAATAAATATGGTGTTACACTTGACAGAGAAGATTTAAACGCTTTAGAATGGCTACAACACCTGCAGGAAGAATTAATGGATGCAACGCTTTACGTTCAGAAACTAAAAGAAAAATTAAATGACAAATTCTAAATACTTTAAACCAATTACACGTATAAAAAAAGTAATGGATTTCTATTACAATAGAGGTATAAATTCAGAAAGAGTAAATGAATTATATAGAAAAATTATTAATCAAAAATAAAAATTATGCCAATACCACAACCAAATCAAGGTGAACACGAAAAAGAATTTGTACAACGATGTATGATAGATGAAAAGATGAAAACAGAATATCCTGATGTAGACCAAAGATACACAGTTTGTAGAAGTCAAATTAAGAGTAGTAAATAGCTACTCTTTTTTTTATGTTAAATTTTTGTTAAAATGTATTTTATATTAATAACTTGTTTATATTTGCATATATAATTAAACAACTAAAAACAAAAACAATGACTACAACATTTACAAAATTCAGATTAATAAATCAAAAACCTAATGGTTATAATGGTTTATATAAAAAATTATTTGCTATTTTAGATAAAGATTCATTATTTGTAGAATGTGCAGAAGAAGATTCTTATTTTGAAGGTAACGATATGATTATTACTACAACTTGGGGTACATATGAAAAACTACCTAAAGGAATTGAAATTTTAAACTAAAAACAAAAATTATGAAAAAAAATGCAGTACAATTTATTAAAGATTTTGGTTTAGATGATGATTGGAAAGATTTAACAATGGGTGATTTAATTAATTCAGATATTCCTGATTTAATAATTACAGATTTAGAAATGGCTATTAAATTAGTTAGAGCATCAGGTAAAAGCAATATTCAATTACGCCAAGATGATAAAATAAATGGCGGAACATTTGAATGGGATAATTTTTAAAAACAAACATTATGACAAAAAAAGAAATTATTGAAAAATTAGAAAACCTAACTTGGTTAATGGCAGAAGTAGAAAATACATTTGTTAAACATCAATTAGAAGAAATTACAGAAGCATTAAGAACTGAATTTAATTATTCAGATCAATATGAAGAACAAGTTAAAAAAGTATTAAACTACGACGAGACAATGAATAATTTAAATAATCTATTTTAATATGAATGAAGCGGCGTTAATTAAGATACAATCTAAAATAATAGGTTTAGATAGAGAATTAAAACAATATGTAGATGAATTAATGACAGGTCAAACTGATTTAAATGATGACCAATTAACATCAATGATTAATAGTACTACAAGAGAAATGGCGTTATATGATTATATTTTAAAACTAATATTAAAAGATACTAATACAAATTAATATGATACTACTATTTGATGCTGACAGTTTAATATATTCAAGTTGTTGTAAAAGAAAAGAACACGAAGAAGATGATAGATTTTATACTGATATAGCTTTAACAGTACACAAGTTTGATGAAGGATTTATGAGTATAATAAATCATTTAGAAGATATATATGAAATACAACAAGTTCTTGTGTTTTCAAGTTCTAAAGGTAATTTTAGAAAATATATATCACCAAAGTACAAAGCTAATAGAGTTAGTAGTGAATTACCACCATTATTAAACGAAATGCATCAATTTGTAAAAGACAATTATGATTCAATAATAGGTTATGGAGTAGAGACTGATGATATGGTTGCAAGGTATTGGTATAATCTATCTAAAGAACATGGTAGAGATAACGTAATGATAATATCAATAGACAAAGACTACAAGCAATTTCCTGCTTTAATATATAACTATCATGCTAAGCATAAATGTATTTATGATATATCAGAATCAGAAGCAATGTATAATTTTTATGAGCAAATGATTATAGGTGATGGAGCAGATAATGTACAATATTGTAAAGGTTATGGAAAGAAATATGCTGAAAAATTATTTAAAGATTGTGATTCACATTATAAATATACAAAAAGAGTTTATGAATTATTTAAACAAATACACAAAGGAAAAGCAAAACAACGTTATATTGAATGCTATAATTTGTTAAAATTAAGAACTAATTAAAAAAAATTTATATATTTACATTTTATTAACTAAAACAAACAAAACAATGAACATTTTAGAAGAAGCAAACAAAATTATTAATTTACGTTCTGAAGAAAAAGAAAGAATGTATGGACCATTTGAAGAAGGTATGGAACGCGCTGCTATGATTGCATCAGGTTGCACAGGTAAACAATTAACTGCACAAGATATATATATGTGTCTTGTAGCTTTAAAGTTGTCAAGACAATCTTATAATCATAAAGAAGATAATCTACTTGATGCTGTTGCTTATTTAGGTAGTTTAAACGATTACAATAGTAAGTAGTATGAAAATTAATGTTGGAATTTTAATTTTTGGTGACCCTACAAGACGAGGTACTATTAATTCTGAAGTTAAATTCTTAAATAGTTTATATGAATATAACAACCAAGATTGTGATTTTTATATTATAACAGTTAATAGTAATTTTACTAAAAGAATTATAGAAAATAATAAAACTATATATAATTTTAAACATGATATAATAGAGGTGTTTAGTGAAAAGGATTTATACAAGATTAATAATATATCTTGTATAATTACTTATCCTAACCATAGTTCCTTTTATGCTGGTGTTTTAAATGATAATAACGTTTTAATGTATAAAATAATATCTTATTTAAATAACGAATTAAACAGTAAAGCTTTTATTCGTGTTAATGATTCAGAATTAAAAATAAGAGATTACAGAAGCATTTGTAAATTAAGATTAGAACACAATCTCAGCAATAAAGAAAACAATGAAACTGTATTTATTAAAGATAAAAACAATTTAATAAAAGCTAATGATTTAATTTCTACTAAACCTTGGGATTATTCTAAAATATTTTGGATAGCTAATGGTTCAAAAGAACATTACGATTGGGTTTCAGAAACTTTATATGATAGAGAAACTAAAATGTATAGAGTTGATAGCAAAGAACAAATAAATAAAAATACAATATATTTGTCGGATGACTTGTTGTTTTTAGTTAGAAAGAATTACGAAAGATTCAATCAAAAATATAGCAATAGTTTAAATCAAGAAAAAAAATTATGTTACATTGGTTTCTTTGATACTGTAAACAAGAAAAGAGCTAAGGCATTTGAAACTTTATTTAGTAATAACACATGTGAAATTCCAATTAAAATATTTGGAAAAGGAACAGAGATAATAGAAACATTAAAAGATAAAGAAAACATAGAAATAATAGAAGGATTTATTGAAGGTGATTCAGAAAAATACTTTGATTTTTTAAATAAACATTTAGCTTATGTTTTTATAGGAAAAGGAAATAATAAGTCTAGATACATTGGTAAAACTTTATATGATTCAGTTGTAGCAAAAACACCTGTTATAGTTTATAAAAAATGTGATACTGAAATGATATGTTTTAAAAATAAAGATTATTATTTTGAAAACGAACAAGAATTAAAAATTATTTATGATAAACTTTTAGATGATAATATTAGAAATAATTGGATTGAACAACAAAAACAAGAAATATTTAATAATTTAAAACAATGTGACTTTAAATTTAAAGACCAATTAGTAAGTTTAAATGAACCTGTAAAAGAAATATATAAAAAAGATGATGAAATTAGTAAAAGACAACTATTATTATTTTAAATTTGCAGGTGATACTTTGTATGGAAAATTTAAAGAAGTAAATATATTATACGAAGGAACAGAAGTTTATTTATTTGAAGACAAAAAAGGATACAAATATCCAATTAAAAAAGAAAACGTATGTGGCAATTTAAAACAATAACAGAAGCATTTGAGTATTACTACGAAAAGTTAGATAGTCAAGTAGAACAAATAGAAACAGGTACTAAAGCATTATACAATCAAATGTTTACTATATTAGATACTTCTGATTCTATAGTTAGATCTGAATTTAGAAATTTTAAATTAGATTATGCTGAAAAAGAATGGGAATGGTATTTAAGTAAAGATAGAAGTGCTGTTGAAATAGCTAAAGTAGCTAAGATATGGTATAATCACATGGATGAACGTGGTTATGTTAACTCAAACTATGGTTGGCAATGGAGTAGAAACAATCAATTGGAATATGTAATTAAAGAACTTCAGAGGGATAAATATTCACGTCGTGCATTAATATCTATATATGATGGTAAAGAACACTCTGAGTATTCTAAAGATACTCCTTGCACATTATCAATTCAATTCTATTTTACACCTGATTCAAGTAAACTACATATGACAGTTTTAATGAGAAGTAATGATTTATGGTTTGGATTCTGTAATGATGCTTATACATTTTTACAATTACATAAATTAGTATGTAAATCATTAAATGTAGAGCAAGGATTCTATACTCATTATGCGCAAAATTTACATATATATGAAAGACACTACAATAAAAAGTGTTAAATTTATGTTAAAATGTAAATAAGTTGTAAATAAGTATTATATTTGTATAACAAAAACAAATAACTATGAGACAAATATTTGAAGATTTAGGATTTTTTATTGAATATCATGTTGATAATAAATACGTTGGAAGTATACTTGTTATTGAAAATGATAGAGATTGTATTGGTTACTATAGTAGAAAAGATAGTATTGCTGATGAAGATATTAAATTTAAAAATAATAAAGTAATTAAAAAAGGCACTAAATATCATTCATACATATACCCTCTTTGTGGTAGAAAAATCTAACTATGTATTATATATATCATATTAAAGGAGTTAAAGTAGGTTGCACTAATGATTTAAAAAGACGTGTTGAACAAATACAAGGTTACAAAGAATACGAAGTACTTGCATCAACAGATAACTTAACACAAGCTTCAAGATTAGAAATACATTTTCAAGAAGTATTAAACTATAAAAAAGATAAAAATTCGTACTTACAATTAATGATTAATAAAAACAAAAAAACAATGGACAAAACAATTCATGTAACACTAAGAACAATTACGTTTAAAGGAACAGATGACTTACATTTAACGGGATATAAATTTCCTATGTTAGTAGAACTATTAGATGGTACTCATATCGAGTTTGATAACAGAACAATAGAATGGTGTAAATCAAACAATGTATCATCAGCACATAATAAAGAAAGGTTTATTTATATTGGTGCTTTGTTAAATTATTTAAAACCTGTTGAATCAACTGAAATAGAAATATTTAGTAATATTAGAACATGGGCTCAACAAAAAGGAATATTTGACAAAGGAGATGTAAAGACACAATATATAAAACTACAAGAAGAATCAGGTGAATTAGCAAAAGCTTTATTAAATAATGATAAAGAAGAAATAATAGATGCTATTGGTGATTGCGTAGTAGTATTAACTAACCTATCTAAGTTAGCAGGTTATAACATAGAAGATTGTATTAATAGTGCATACAATGTAATAGTTAATAGAACAGGTAAAATGGAAAATGGAACATTTATAAAAGACAAACAATAATGGAAATTACACAAAGATTAAAAGATATAATAAAGCAAGAAACAAATACAGATATAGATATTAGAACACGTAATAGAAACACTGTAGAATTACGTTCACTATATTGCAATGTATTAAAAGAATTAAAACCAAAGAAAACATTACAAGCTATTGGTGATACATTAGACTTAAATCATGCTACAGTTATTCATGCGTTAAAGAATTATAAAATGTATGAAGAATATAATCCTGAACTAAAAAAGTTTAAAGCAACAGTATTAAGTTACTTTACAATGGATGATACTGAAATAAAAGAACTAAATGAAATAGATAAATTAAAAAATAGTTTATTAAAATTGCATTGGGAAAATGAAAGACTAAAAAAAGAATTACAGGAACAAATAGAAAAACCAAGACACGAATACAAAATAATAGATGAACTAAATAACCTAATGTCAGATACAAAAGGAACAACACAACATACAATAATTAAAGATAGACTTGAAGCATTTTACTTAATGAATAAAAACATAAAACTATGAAAGAAATAGTAGAAATAACTTTTTTTATAGTATTATTAATAGCTTTACTTCCTGCTTTAATTTATTTATGGATACTTTGTATTGAAGAGATTAAACAAAAATTAGATTATTATTATAATATTAAATTAGAAAACAGTGAATTAAGAAGTGAAATTATAGAAAGAGATTGTGAAATAAAACATTTAAGAGAACATATAAAAAATAGTTAATTATGAAAAACAAAGATTGGTTACTTAGTAAAATAATAAAATCAAAAATCAAAATTAAACTACTTAAAGAAGAGTTAGACAAAACAGAAAATGATTATTACGAAATTAAATTAGTAAGAGATCAGTTATTAATAACAATAGCAAGTTTAAAAAGACAATTAGAAGGTAAAGATTTAATGGATTTAAAATAAAACTATGACAAACAAACAAGAAAAAATAGTAGTAGAAGTAACAGCAATAATATGTTCTTTTATAATAGCATTAGCAATATCATTAATAATTTATTCAATAGTATTATGACAGCAAAAGAAAAAGCAGAAATATTATTTGATGAATATTATCAATTATTAGGTGAATACATTTTTAATGGTCATTTTGATATAGCTAAAGAATGTGCATTAATAACCGTTAATGAACTTATACATGAAACAGATATGGATGAATTAAGGTATTATAGAAAAGTTAAACAAGAAATTGAAAAACTATGAACGCAAAAGAAATAGCAGCAAACTATATGAAATTAAAAGAAGGATATATAACACCAAAAGAACGTGCTGAAATACTATATAATAAATACAGCAAAGAATATAATAGAACTTTATGTTCAGGTGCAATGCAACAAACAGAACATTGGAAAGAAGTAGCAAAAGAATTAGCAAAACTATATAAAAAATAAGATTATGAAACAAGAAACACCTGAAGAAGCTGCTGAAAGATTATATCCAATGGTTGGAAACGAATATCTTTGGAATATTCCTATACAAAGAAGAGAAGGCTTTATTGCAGGTGCTGAATGGCAACAACAAAGAAGTTTTAGTGAAGAAGATATGAATCAATATTCAGACTATGTTCTTATGTGTTCAGCAGAAAAAACTTTTAAACTACCATTACCACCAAAAGAATGGTTTAAACAATTTAAAAACAAATAAGATTATGGCAGATATAACAATGTGTAAAGGCAACTATTGCGAATTAAGCAAAACTTGCTACAGATATAAAGCAGAACCTTCAGAGTATCAACAATCATACTTTGTAAAAGAACCTAATGTTACAAGTTATCAATGTGATTACTATTGGGAAGTATGTCAATATTGCCATCAAGAAAATGGTAACCATAAAATGAGTTGTCCAACAATGAAAATACAAGTAAACTTATGAAAGCAACATTAGAATTTAATTTACCTGAAGATAGAACAGAATACTTAATAGCTATTAAAGCTAATGATATGGCTAACTTTATATTTGATTTAGTTTATAACACAAAAAAAGGATTGTTTGATTCTATAGATGATATTGAAGTAGAAGAAGGAATTGATATAACATATCAAAAGATATATGAATTGTTACAAAAACATAATATTGATATCGATGAGATAATTGATTAAACAATAAACGTTTTATTTTATTTTTAAATTAATAATAAAATTATTTAATTATGGAAGATAAAAGAAAATACAATGGTGGTCATACAACTGCAGGTAGAAAATCTAAAGCAGAAGAAGTACAATTAATAGAAAAGTTAGGTGCATTAGAACCATCAGCATTTATGGCATTAGAACAAGGATTAGAACGTGGTGACTTTAAGTTTGTACAATTGTTTTATAACTATTATGCAGGTAAACCACGTGAGACTAAAGATATAACAGTAACTAATGAACAACCTATATTTAATATAGATGATTTAGATTTAATTTAAGACACTATTTTATGGAGTTCATAGTAACTACTGCAATTAAAAAGTTATTGCGTCTAAAGCAACGTATAAAGGTTATAAGAGGTGGTACATCAGCAGGTAAAACTTTTGGTATATTACCATTGTTGATTGACAAAGCAATTAAAGAACCTATGCTTGAAATAAGTGTAGTATCAGAATCAATACCACATTTACGTAGAGGTGCGTTAAAAGATTTTTTAAAAATCATAATGGCATTAGGTAGATATAACGACTCACAATTTAATAAGTCTACTTTAAAATATACATTTGCAAATGGTAGTTATATAGAATTCTTTAGTGTCGATCAACCTGATAAACTTAGAGGTGCAAGGCGTAACATACTTTATGTTAATGAGTGTAACAACATTGACTTTGATTCTTATTACCAAATGGCAATTAGAACATCAGGTGATATATGGTTAGATTATAACCCTGCTTCTTCGTTTTGGGTAGACAAAGAAATACTTACACAAGATAATGTAGACTTTATAACATTAACATATTTAGATAACGAAGCATTAAGTGATACTATAATAAAAGAAATAGAATCAGCAAAGTTTAAAGCATTAACATCTACATATTGGGCAAATTGGTGGCAAGTATATGGACTTGGACAAACAGGAAGTTTAGAAGGTGTATGTATAACAGATTGGAATGAAATAAACCTACCATCAGAAGCAAGAATACTATGTTATGGAATGGACTTTGGTTATAGTAATGACCCAACAAGTTTAGTTGCTATGTATAAATACAATGATGCATATATCTTTGACGAAATAATATATAAGAAAGGTTTATTAAATAGTGAAATATCTAATCTATTAAAAGCAAATGATGTTAACGATATAATACATGCTGATTGTGCAGAACCTAAATCAATTGCAGAGTTGAATAGTTATGGTCATAATGTATTACCTGTTAGTAAAGGTAAAGATAGTATCTTATATGGCATTAATTTAATTAATCAAAACAAGATATACGTAACATCAAGAAGTAAGAACTTAATAAATGAATTGAATAACTATATATGGTTAACAGATAAGTCAGGAGTTAAAATGAATAAGCCTATTGATTCATATAATCATGCTATAGATGCAATGCGTTATGCAATAACAAGTCAATTAGAGAATCCTAATAAAGGTAATTACTTCATATACTAATGACTTACGGAGAAATCATAGCAACAATACAATGTTACATTCATCAAACAACAGGTAAAGAAGTTATGATTAATCTACCACGTAATGTAGGTGAAATTAAGAAGATGCAACAGATGTATAAAGTAGCTGTTGAATATTTGAAACAATAAACAAATGTTAAAGTTTTATTAAATGTAACATATTTAAAACATAATTGTTACATTTGTATAAAATTTAAAACAAACAAACAAAATGAAAAAAATAAAAGTAGCAGTAAACTATTGTGATATAGAATTTGAAGTAAAGGGATTCTATTTAAAAGGTGATTCATACGATAACACAGGAAGCTGTATTGAAGATGAAAGTATATTAATAGAAGGTGTTGATGTTTGGGAAATACTATCTACAAAACAAATAAATGATATTATAGCTTTAGCAATACAAGAAATAGAAGATTAAATTTGGTTAATTTAATAATGGTGAAATTAGGTGTGCAGAAATGTACGCCTTTTTTTGTTTAATACAATTTGAACAAATAGTTATTAATATAAAAAACAATAATATGAAATTAGAAATTAGCATACCTACAGAATTAAAAGAAATTAAGTTAGCACAGTATCAAGCTTTTTTAAAGATAGCTAAAGATAATGATGATGAAGAATTTTTGAATCAGAAGATGGTTCAAACGTTCTGCAATATAGATTTAAAAGATGTAGCTAAAATTAGATTTAAAGATGTGTTAGAAATAACTGCATCACTATCTAATATGTTTAATGTTAAAGAACATAAATTTATAAACAGATTTAAACTTGGTGGTGTAGAATTTGGTTTTATTCCTGATCTTGAAGATATATCATTAGGTGAATATACAGATTTAGATTCTTATTTATCTGATTGGGACAATATGCACAAAGCAATGGCTGTATTATATAGACCAATAACAAATAAAGGTTTTAATGGAACTTATGAAATAGAAAACTATAAAGGTTCTAAAGAATATGCTGATGTAATGAAACACGCAACTTTAGATGTTGTATTTGGTGCTAATGTTTTTTTTTACAATTTAGGCAACGAATTATTGAAAAGTACGATGACTTATTTGGAGAACAATCAGGAGATACAGACTATTCAGCAACAGCACAATTTGGAAAAAGATGGAAATGGTACAGTTCAATCTATGCTCTTGCTCAAGGAAACATTATCAACTTTGATAGAGTTACCGAACTACCGATTAACCAATGTTTAACATACCTAACATTTGAGAAACAAAAGAATCAAATAGAATCAGATTTAATAAAAAGAAATAAATGAGTACATTTTACGAAATAACACAAGTAATAAAAAACAAACTGCAAGAAGATTTGTTTGTAAATACAGTAACTACAGGTGATATATTTAAAGTTGATTTAAACAAACTAACTATATTTCCTTTAAGTCATATTATAGTTAATTCTGTATCTTATCAAGGTCCTGTATTGAATTATAATATATCTATTTTATCAATGGATATTGTAGATGAATCAAAAGAAAAAGTTGCTGATATATTTTTAGGTAATGATAACGAGCAGGATGTTTTAAATACTCAGTTAGCTGTAGCAAATAGATTTTTAGAAGTATTACGCAGAGGTGATTTAGCAGAAGATTATGAATTAGTAAATGATACAGCAAACATTGAATTTTTTACTGAACGATTTGAAAACAAAATAGCAGGTGTAACTTTTACATTTGATATTGCTATTTCAAATACAATGACAAAATGTTAAAACTTGAAAAAGTAAATAAAACTATTCAAATGTTTCGTGACTATGTTATACGTGAAGCAAAGGATAATTTAAAACGTTCAAATCACAATAATACAAGTTCATTATTAAATAGTGTAGATGGTGAAATAATTACAGAAGGTGGTTATACTATTGTAGGGTTTAAAATGAACGATTATGGAACATTTGTAGATTTAGGTGTAAAAGGAAAAACAAGTTCAGATAAAGCTCCTAATAGTCCTTATAAGTTTGGTTCAGGTACAGGTGCAAAAGGTGGTTTAACAAAAGGAATAAATCAATGGGTAAGACAAAAAGGTTTTCAATTCAGAAGCAAAGAAGAAGGAAGCAAAGGTAGGTTTTTGAGTTATGAATCTACAGCTTATTTAATTACAAGATCTATATTTCATAAAGGAATTAAACCTTCTTTATTTTTTACTAAACCATTTGAAGCAGGATATAAGAAATACATAGATATAGATTTAATGACTGCATTTGGACAAGATATAGATACAATGATAGATTATAATTTAAAAGATATAAAATGAATGTAATAAGTGCAAGAAGTCCGTTTGAAATAATCATAAATGAAACAGGACAAACAGGAAGCAAAGTAGAATTATTTATTTGGAATAAAGGAACTACAGAACCTACTATTCCTACTTATATAATGAGTGAGAATATAGCATCTGTAACACAAACAGAAACAAACTATAATATATCACCTTATATTTTAGAATATATAAATCAAATATCAGTTAATTATAATACTGTACCTGCTATTGAAGAAAATACAGATTGGTGCTTAGTACGTGTTAAAAGATATAAAAATGTTTCAGGTACTTTTACTTTATTAGATAACATAGTTTACTTTGGTGTTAATGGTTATACAGAAGTATCTCAAGGTATGAATTATATGAATGATGATTATAATAATAAGTATTTATTAGGTAGTGGTGGTATTATACAATATTATAATGATATACCATATTATAATTTTCTTTGTATTAGTGATACAGGTACTAATTTTTATATTAAATATTATAATAAATTAGGAACATTATTAAATACTAATACATTTAGAACTGCTATTGCAGCTAATTATTTTAATTATCGTTTACCATTAGCTTATAATAATTCTGCTTATTGTAAAATAGGTGATGATGGAGATGGAGTTGCTTATACAATTTATACAGAAAAATTAGAAGAATGTAGATATACTCCTATTAATTGTAGTTATGTAAATAAATATGGTGGATGGCAACAATTAGTATTTTTTAAAGAACGAATTTATAAAGTAGATGTTAAAGGAAGTAAATATAATTTAATGCAATCTAATGTAAATTATAATTATCAAATTGGACAAACAAAAACTTTTAATTCAAATGGTAAAGCTTCTATAACTTGCAACACAGGATGGGTTTACGAAAGCTATAATACATTTATTAAAGAACTAATGTTAAGTGATACTGTATTACTTAATGGAATACCTGTAACTGTTAAAACACAATCTTTAACTTATAAAACAGATTTAAGAGATAAGAATATAAACTTCACTATTGATTTTGAATACTCTAATAATCTTTTAAACGATATAGTATAATATGATAGCAGTACAAATATATATTAAAAAAAATACTTTAGTACAAACAGGAAGTGTAACAACAGCAAATACAAGTCCTTATACAGCAGTTAAAAATAGTGCAGCATCTTACACTACAAATCAATATAAAGGACACTATATTAAAATAATTAAAGGTAAAGGTTTAGGTTCTATTGCTTATATATCATCAAACACAGCAACAGAATTAACATTACAAACTGCAATACAAAATGATACATCAACTCAGTATGAAATATATAGAGCTGATTATCAAAAGTTAGATTTATTTAAAGATGAAAAAATAAGCGTTACAAGTTCTATAGCTAATGCAAATGATATAGGAAAAATATTTACTGACTATTCACAATCATTTACAATACCTGCATCAGATAGAAATAATCAAATACTATCACATTGGTATGAAAGCACAATAGATAATGGATACGACCATAGACAAAGATACGATGGGTTTATAGAAATAGATACACATAGATTTAAAGATGGTAATTTTCAATTAGAAAAAGCAAATAAAAAGAACGGATTTATTGAAAGTTATTCAGTTACGTTTTATGGCAATTTAACACAGCTAAAAGATAGATTTAAAGATGATAAATTAAACACTTTAGATTATAACAGTTTAAAACACACTTATAATTCAACTAATATTATAAGTAGAATACAAGATAATACAGTTTATAGCGTTAGGTACCCTTTAATTGGTTCATCCAAAAAATATTATTATAAATATGGAATAGCTTCAGATGATATAAATAATTCAGCAGGGGCAATTAAATGGGATGAGTTATTTCCTGCAATAGAATTATCTAAAATATTTCAATTTATACAAACTAAATATAATGTAATATTTACAGGTAGTTTTTTTAATTTAGATCAATGGACTAAACTTTTTTTATATCTTAAAAACTCTGAAAAATTATCTGTATATTCAGAACAATTAAAATTATTTCCTACATATGCTACATCTTGGATAAACACTCAAGGTACAATTACTTCGTCTTGGAATTTTTCTAATTATCCAAATGCTATACAATATTTTTATGTAAAAATATATCCAACAGATTTAACTAAAAAATATAATGTTTATATTTATAAAGATAATGTTTTATTTGCTCATTTTGATAATTTAATAGGTGTACCTACTACAACTGCTCAAGGTTTAATAGTAGATGCAATATATATAAATACAGATCCAAACAATTATCAATATGAAGTTAAAATAAGTTCAGATGGTATTAATACTTTTAAAACTGATTTTACTTATGTTTATGGAGATGATGATCCTTATTATACAGGATATACTTTAACTACAATTTCAAATGCAATAGGACAAACAACAATTAACAATATAAAACTTGAAAATTATATTCCTGATATTACTATTAATGATTTTATTACAGGAATTATTAAAGCATTTAATTTAATGATTATACCTAAAGATGTAAATACATTTGAGTTTATACCTTTAGAAATGTATTATAATTCAGGTAAAATATTAGATATAACTAAATATGTTTATGCTGATGAAATGGATATTGAAAGACCTAAATTATATAAATCAATTAATTTTACTTATGAAAAAAGCATTAACATTTTAAATAATGCTTATAAAGGTTTTTATAACACAGAATATGGTGATTTAATTTTTACTAATAGTAATTCTAATGAAAGTGCTAATTATGAAATTAAACTACCTTTTGAAAATGTTTTATTTGAACGTTCTGTAGGTTATGATTTTGAAACAGCAACTTTAATAGATAAAGATTTAAAACCATATACACCTAAACCAATGTTAATTTATAATAATGGTAGATTAACAACGGATTTTGCTACAGGTGATAAAATATATATAACTACTGCAACAACACCTATAGAAATAGATAATTATAATAGATTTTCAAATGAATATAATAGCTTACCTACAGATTTAACTTATTTAGGTTTAATGACTATGAATTTCAGTAATGAACAATCGCCTTGGTACAATGTTTTAGCACCAAAAGGATTGTATTTTAGACACTATAAAAATTATATAGATAATTTATACAATATTAAAACAAGGATTGTTAAAGTAAAAGCTTTGTTTCCTGCAAGTTTATTATCTTCTAATGTAACAAATGGATCAGGTAAAAAATTAGGAATATCTTTAAACGATAGATTAATAATTAGAAATAAAAGATATATTATTAATAATATGAATATTGATTTAACAACAGGTGAAGCTAATTTAGAATTATTAACAGATTATAGAGGTGTTAATGCTGCCTCTACTATTGGATATAAATACGCAAGTATAATTCCTGTTGTAGTTGATAAAAAATTACAAACATTACAAGAAATTATATACTTAAATGATTATGATAGTTTTTCTGTAAAAGGTGCTGAAAACTTTTTAAGTTATACAACAAGTTCAAATAATACAAATGATATTTTATTAGATATTACTATTCCTGAAAATACAGGAACTACAATTAGAAAAGATAGAATAGGCATTGAATATTATACAAATGGTATTTTACAAACAACAGAATATATAGTATTTACACAAAACGAAATATGATAAAAAACATTTTAGAATTATTATCACTTGATACACATTACGGACAAAGTGAAATAATAGAAATAGCAAAGGGAAAATATAAAATACAAAGAACTTGGAAACAAGCATATAAACAATTTAAAAGAGAATTAAAATGGCTGATGTTAAAATAGTAGAATTACAGGTTAAAACAAATATTGATTCTGCTGCAACAAATGTAGATAAATTAAAAACAGGTTTAAAATCTGCAACTACAGAATCTAATAATCTATCACAAAGTATGTCAGGTGGTAAAGCATCTGAATTTATAAATACTTTAGGTGATAGTGTAGGTAAATTAAATCCTGCTTTTGGTGCTGCTGTAAAAGGTTCAAATGGTTTACTATTAAAAATGTGGGAATTAGTTGCTAATCCTATTGGTGCTATTCTTGCAGCTATTGTAGTAACGTTAAAATTTTTATATGAATCTTTTCAAAGTTCAGTTGCAGGTGGTAAAGAATTAAAGGCAGTTTTTGCTGCTATTTCTGCTATAGGTACACAAGTAAAAGATGCTATGTTTGGACTTGGTAGAGCTTTAATAGATGTTGCTTCTGCTGCTTATAAATTTATTACATTAGATTTTAAAGGTGCTGCTGAAGATATGAAAAAAGCTAATAAAGAAGCTACTGAATCATATAAACAATTAGGTAATGCAGTTGATGGAACTACAGCTAAAATAATGTATAATTTAGAAAAGCAACAACAAGCAAATGACAAAGCAAGAAAAATGCAAGCTGTTACGCAATCTGAAACTAATAAATTACTTGTTAAATCACGTGAAACTTTAACAGATGAAACTGCATCATTAAAAGATAAAAAGAAAGCATTAGAAGAAGTTACTAAAGCTGAAACTGCATCAAGTAAAGAAAAAGTTAGAATTGCTGCAGAAGATTTAAGAATAGCACAAGCAAAAGCAAAAGGTTTAGGTGGTGAAGAAGAAAAGAAAGCTAAACAAGAATTAAGAGAATTAACTATTGCATTAAATGAAGCAGAAACAGAAAATGCAATGACAGGAATAAAGTTGAACAAGCAGAAAAAAATGCTTAGTAGACAAGAAATGGCAGATGCAAAAGAAGCAGCTGATGCTCAAAAAGAAATAACAAAATCAAAAACAGAAGCAGCTAAAAAAGCACACGATGATGATAAACAATTATTAGATGAAAAATTAAGACAAGAAGGTTTAAATTTTCAACAACGTAGAGATTTAGTAGCTAAAGATAAATTATTAACTAAAGCCGAAAGAGATAAATACAATGAACAAATAAATAAAGAAGAAAAGAAATCTATTGAAGAACATAAAAAAGCTGTTGAAGATTTAGAAAAATCATATATTACAAGAGCAGAAGATGCTGCTGCAAATACAGATCAAAAGAAATTAGATTTGGAAATGTCAAGGCAGAAAAAGGTTATTGAATCAACTGCCAAAACAGAAGAAGAAAAAGCTAAGTTATTAGATTATTGGCAATCTGAATATGATAGAAAACAAAAAGAATTAACTGATAAAACCGAAAGAGATATAGCAGCAAAAAAAACTGCTGAATTAGATAAAATTATCGCTGATAAAGAATTAAGTTCTGAAGAACGTTTAAAAGCTATTGATGAAGAACAATTATTATTACAACAACAATTTGATAATAAACTTTTAACAGAACAACAATATAATGATAAGGTTAAAGGTTTAGCTAAAGCACGTATTACAATAGGTGATGAAGAAGCAAAAGCTAAAATGGAACAATTACAAAGAGGTTCTGCATTATTAAGTAATATTGGTGGTTTATTAGGTAAAAGTACAGCAGCAGGTAAAGCAGCGGCAGTAGCATCAGCAACTATTGATACTTATGCAGCAGCAACCACAGCATTTAAAAATGCACAAGCGAATCCAATATCTATTCTTGGTCCTGCATATCCATTTATTCAGGCAGGTTTAGCTATTGCAGGTGGTTTAAAAAATGTACAAGCAATATTAGCTGTAGAAACACCGGGTGGTGGTGGTGGTGGTGGTTCTGCTCCTACTGCTTCAAGTATGGGAAGTGCTGCACCAAGTTTTAATGTAGTAGGTCAAGGTGGTACAAATCAATTAGCACAATCAATAGCAGGACAAGAACAACAACCTTTAAAAGCTTATGTAGTTTCAAATGATGTAACAACAAGTCAATCATTAGATAGAAACATAGTAAATAACGCATCAATAGGTTAATTAAAACAAAACAAAATTTAATTTATTTTAATAATATGAAGATAATAGAACTAATAATAGACGAAAACGAAAAACTATCAGGAGTTGATGCAGTTTCAATAGTAGAATTTCCTGCAATAGAATCTAATTTTGTTTCATTAAATAAACAATTAGCATTGGCTAAAGTTGATGATGAAAAACGTATTTTAATGGGTGCTGCTTTAATTCCTAACAAGCACATTTATAGAAGAAATGGTGAAGATGAATATTATATTTTCTTTTCTGATGAAACAGTACGAAAAGCAAGTGAATTGTTTTTAATGAATAGCAATCAAAATAATGCAACATTAGAACACGAAAAAGAATTAAAAGATTTGTCAATAGTTGAATCTTGGATTGTTGAAGATACAGAAATGGATAAGTCTAAAAAATATGGTTTAGATGCACCTGTAGGATCTTGGGTTGTTTCAATGAAAGTAAACAATGATACTATATGGAATGATTTTGTTAAAACAGGTAAGGTTAAAGGATTTTCAATTGAAGGATATTTTGCTGACAAATTAGAAATGAGTTTAGAAAAAGAAAAAGAATTAGAGTTAATGGAACAAATAAAAAACATCATTTTAAATGGTGAAAAAAAAAAGTTCAATTAGCTAAAATATCTTTTGATTATGATTCTACATTATCTACTGCAAAGGGTACAGAATTAGCAAAAAAACTAATAGCAGAAAATAATGATTTATATATTATTTCTGCAAGGCATTTAAAAAGTGGAATGTTAAATAAAGCTAAAGAATTAGGTATTCCTTTAAATAGAGTTTATGCAACAGGAAGCAATACTAATAAAATTAATAAAATCAAAAGTTTAAAAATAGATACGCATTACGATAATAATGAAAATGTAATTAAACAAATTGATGGAATTGGAAAATTATTTACAAACGATTAAATTAAAAATTATGTCACAAAAAACAAGTTCACCTAAAGGTGGAAAAAGAGGATGTTTATGCAAAGATGGAACTTATAATTCAGAATGTTGCAAAGGTGAATTATCAGAACAAGGAATTGGTGCTACAGTATCACAATCTAATTGTGTTGTTAAAGATTCTGCAGGTAATATAATATCAACAAGAACTAACTAATTTATAACAAAAACAAATAATAATAATTTAACTAATAAATACTTATTAATATGAATGTAATCAATGAAATCAAAACTCTTTTGGGTATGGAAGTAAAACTTGCTCAAATGAAACTTAAAGATGGAGTTACTGTTTTAGAAGCTGATGCTTTTGAAGTAGATAATAACGTTTTTATTGTTAATGGTGAGGAAAAAATTCCTGTACCTGTTGGAGAATACGAATTAGAAGATGGTAACATTTTAAAGGTTGATGTAGAAGGTGTAATTGCTGCTATTGAAATGCCTGAAGAAGAAATGCCTGCTAATGAAGAAACTGTACCTTCACCTGCTGAAGTACCTGTTGAAGCAGAAGCTGCTACTCCAAAAAGAATTGTTGAATCAGTTTCTAAAGAAATGTTCTTTGCAGAAATTGAAAAATTAAGAACTGAAATTGCTGAATTAAAATTAGCTAAAGAAGTTGTTAAAGAAGAATTAAGTTCAGATGTGATTTTTGAAAATGTTGAACCATTGACACATTCACCTGAAGTTAAAAACGAAGTTAAACTAAATAAATTATCACCTAATCGCCAAATGACTACACAAGATTTAGTTATGGCAAAACTTTTTAATTAATAAATTATGGCTACTACTACAACCATTACTTCGCCTACTTATGCAGGTGAATTTGCAGGAAAATATATTTCTGCAGCGTTACTTTCAGGATCTACTATTGCAAATGGTGGAATTGAAGTATTACCAAACGTAAAATTCAAACAAGTAATTTCTAAAATTGGAACTGATGCAATCGTTAAAGATGCAACTTGTGATTTTGATGCTACTTCAACTGTAACATTAACTGAAAGAGTTATTCAACCTGAAGAATTTCAAGTAAATTTACAACTTTGTAAAAAAGACTTTCACCAAACTTGGGAAGCAGTTCAAATGGGATATTCTGCATTTGATTCTTTGCCACCAAGCTTTTCTGACTTCTTAATTTCTCACGTAGCTACTAAAGTTGCTGAAAAAACAGAAAAAAACATTTGGGCAGGTGTTACTGCTAATGCAGGTGAATTTAATGGATTCACAAGATTATTAACTTTAGATGCAGGTTTACCTGCTGCACAAGAAGTTGCTGCTACTTCAACTAACATTACTGCTTCTGCTACTGTAGTTGCTGAACTTGGTAAATTAGTAGATGCTATTCCTGCTTCACTTTATGGAAAAGAAGATTTGTACTTATATGTTTCACAAGCTACTGCAAGAGCTTATGTTAGAGCATTAGGTGGATTTGGAGCTTCAGGTTTAGGTGCTAATGGTACTAACGCTATGGGTACTCAATGGTATAACAACGGAAGTTTATCTTTTGATGGTATTAAAATATTTGTTGCTAATGGTTTAGCTCCAACTGTTGCTATTGCTGCTCAAAAATCAAACTTATATTTTGGAACAGGTCTATTAAATGATACTAACGAAGTTCAAGTAATTGATATGTCACCAATTGATGGTTCACAAAACGTAAGAGTTGTAATGAGATTTACAGCTGCAGTTCAATATGGTGCTGTTGAAGATATCACTACATACGGAATTACAAACGCTGCTAACTAATACTAATTTAGTTTATTTAAATAAGGGTAGGTAAAAGTGCCTGCCCTTTTTTATTAACTTTTAAAAAAATAAAACTATGCCTTGCGATATATCATTAGGAAGAGCCGAACAATGTAAAAATTCAATCGGTGGATTAAAAGCTGCATACTTCATTAATTGGGGTGATGCTACAACTGTAACTTATTCTGCAACATCAGGACAAGAAGATGTAATTACTGCAATGGGTGGAACCGCAGTAGGTTACAAATATGAATTAAAAGGAACTTCAACATTTGAACAAACTGTTACTTCATCAAGAGAAAATGGTACTACATTTGTAGACCAAAAATTATCTTTAAGTATTAAAAAATTGACTATTGCTGACCACAAGCAATTAAAACTTTTAGCTTATGGTAGACCACAAGTTATTATTGAAGATAACAACGGAAACTTCTTTATGGCAGGTTTAACTAAAGGTATGGATTTAGTTACTGCAACTATTTCAAGTGGTGCTGCAATGGGTGATATGTCAGGATACAAAATGGAGTTTCAAGGAATGGAACCTGTACCTGCAAACTTTGTAACAGGACCATTAACTACAAGTATTTTAGCTTCTATTGTTGAAGGTACTGTAGCATAATATTATTGTTTGTTTTTTATAAAAGGGGTGCTATTTATTTAGCATCCTTTTTTGTTTTAAAACAATTTTGAAATTAAATTATTAATATATAAAAATAGTTTATGATAATTTTAAAAGAACAAAATACAGCACAAAGCATCACTTTCATACCACGTGAAATGAATGCTACAACTATTGTTTTAAGAAATGAAACTACAGGTGTTGAAACAAATATAGCAGCTGATTTTTATTTATCAGATTATTATATAACTGCTACAACTATTTTTACTTTAAAAGAAAATACATTTTATAATTTAACTATTAAAAATGGTTCTAATATAGTTTATAAAGATAAAATATTTTGCACAAATCAAGCAAACGATGTTTATACAGTAAACCAAAATCAATACGTGGCAAACGTTACAAATAACGAATTTAAAATTTATGAGTAATATATCAATAGTAAATTTAAGTGCTTATACAAGTCCTGTAATACAAGAAAATAAAAAGAGTGATTATATTGAATATGGAAGTGATAATAATTACTTTCAATATTTAATTGATAGATATTTATATAGTGCTACAAATGGTGCTATTATTACAGGTGTTGCTAATATGATTTATGGTAAAGGTTTAGATGCTTTAGATTCTAATAAAAAGCCAAATGAATATGCACAAATGAAGTCTATTATTAAAGATTCAGATTTGCGTAAAATAGCTTTAGAACGTAAATTGTTAGGAATGGCTGCAATGCAAGTTGTTATGCAAGGTAAAACAGTTAAACAAGTTTTACACTTTCCTATGCAAACATTACGTGCAGAAAAATGTAATGATAAAGGACAGATTGAAGCTTGGTATTATCACCACGATTGGACCAAGAAAAAACCAAGTGAAGATGCAAAACGTATTCCTGCTTTTGGTTTTGGTAATGGTAATGAAGTTGAAATTTATGTTATTAGACCTTATGTTTCAGGATTTGACTATTATAGTCCGATAGATTATTCAGGTTCTTTGCCATATGCTTTGCTCGAGGAATCAATAGCCGATTATCAAATTAATGATGTTCAAAATGGATTTAGTGGTACTAAAGTAATCAACTTTAATAATGGTATTCCTTCTGAAGAAACGCGTGATAAAATGAAGCGTGATGTAATGGGTAAATTAACAGGAGCAAGAGGTGAAAAAGTTATTATAGCTTTTAATGCTAATGCAGAATCAAAAACTACTGTTGAAGATTTGCCTTTAAATGATGCACCTGCACACTATGAATATCTATCTAAAGAATGTTTTGATAAGTTAATTGTAGGACACAGGGTTACTTCACCAATGCTTTTAGGAATTAGAACAGGTGAAGGTGGTTTAGGTAATAATGCTGATGAAATTAAAACTGCTACTTTATTATTTGATAACATAGTTATTAAACCATATCAACTTGAAATAATTGATGCTATTGATGAAATATTAGCGGTTAATGATATATCATTAAAATTATATTTTAAAACAATACAACCTTTAGAATTTGTTGAAACTGCAGGTTTAGATGCACAAACAAAAGAAGAAGAAACAGGTGTTAAAATGTCTGAACATACTTGTTTAAGTTCTAAAGAATTAACAGATGAAGAAGGTAATAATATTCTTGAATTATTAAATGGTGAATCTATTGATGATGAATGGGAATTGGTAGACAAAAGAGAATATTCAGATTCAAATATTTCTATTGATGAATGGGCAAATTCTAAAATAAAAAATAAAGAAAATTTATTTCAAAAATTAGCTGATATTATAAAATCAAAACCAAGTGCTAAAAGTTATTTAGATAAAGATAATTATAAAGTACGTTATGAATATGCTGAAAAGTATTCAAGTGGTAATTCAAGAGATTTTTGTAAAAGAATGATGGCAAGAACAGCTAATGGTGTTGTTTATAGAAAAGAAGATATAGACCAAGCAAGTTTTCAGGGCGTAAATATTGAATTTGGCCATAATGGACAAAATTATTCACTGTTCAAATATAAAGGCGGACCTAATTGTGGCCACGTATTTAATGAAAATCTATATAGATTAAAAACTAAAACAGATGGAACGCCTTATGTAGATAAAGCATTAAGTTCAAGTGAACAAGTAGATTCTATTGCAGGTTACAATCCTAATCCAAGTGGATGGAATGAAGCACAAATAGCACCAATAGATATGCCTAATAGAGGACATCACCCAAATTATAAAGGATAACAAATGGCACAAAAAGCATTATTCATAACAACAAACGATTTAGTTAAACATACTATTTTAAATGGTAATGTTGATCCTGATACATATACACAATATATTTTTCAAGCACAACAAGTTCACGTACAAAATTATTTAGGTACTAAATTATATAATAAAATTAACGATGGAATTGTAGCAGGTAATTTAGCATCACCATATACAACGCTTTTAAGCGATTATATTAAAATGATGGTAATACATTGGACAATGGTGGAATTTTTACCTTACGCATCGATTAAGATATCAGAAAAAGGTGTATTTAAACATAGTTCAGAAAATAGTACAGCAGTTGATAAAACAGAAATAGATTTTTTAATTGAAAAAGCAAGAGATACTGCACAAAGTTATACAAATAGATTTATTGATTATATGACTTTTAATCAATCATCTTTTCCTGAATATAATCTAAATTCAAATGCAGATGTATTTCCTGATAAAGATGCTAATTTTTCAGGATGGGTGCTATAAAAGAAACATATAAACCAAAAGAAACTAATGTAAAGAAATTAGAAGTCTTTTTAAATAAATTAGAAAAACAAAAAACGTTATGAGTTTAAACTTTTCACATATTCAAGGCGATACATTTGAAGCAGTTAATTTTGAAGTTATTAAAAATTCAACAGCTTTAAATTTAACAGGTGCAGTTATTAAAATGCAATTAAAAAAAGAATGTGGTGGTGTACCTATTTTATCTTTTACTTCTGTAGCTTCTGCAGGTATAACAATAACTAATGCTGCAAGTGGTTTATTTAGAATTAATAAACAGATAATTAATATACCTGAATTCAATTATTTATATGATATTGAAATAACATTTGCTGATGGTACTGTTAAAACTTGGGTTGAAGGGAATTTTACTATTAATTGTGATATAACAAGATAAAATGGCAGATATAATAGATATTAATGTTTCAAAAACTACAGAAACAGTTACAATAAATTCAACACCTAATTTAACTACTATTAATATTAATACAGTTACAGGTGGTGGAAGTGCAGTTACTTCTGTAAATGGTGATATAGGTGATGTTATAGTACCTACTTCAGATAATAACTTTACCAATGCTTTAAAAACTAAATTAGATGGTATTGCTACCGGTGCAGAAGTAAATGTAAATGCTGATTGGAATGCTACTTCAGGCGATGCACAAATATTAAATAAACCTACAATACCAACACAAACAAGCCAATTAACTAATAATGGTGCTGATGGTACAAATCCTTTTATAACTGCATTAGATATTCCAATAGCAGGTCAAGCAGGTACATTAGTACGTGAGGTTAAGAATATGACAGGTGCAACATTAAATAAAGGTACTGTAGTTTATATTAGTGGTGCAAATGGAAACAAACCATTAGTATCAAAAGCATTAGCTACTACAGATGCTTTAAGTGCAAGAACATTTGGTTTATTACAATCAAATATTTCAAACAATGGTGTAGGATATTGTGTTATAATTGGTGATTTAACAGGATTAGATACTTCAGCTTATACAGAAGGAGTACAATTATATTTAAGTGGCGTTACTGCAGGAACTTATACTTCAACAAAAACATTAGCACCTACACATTTAGTTTATATAGGTAAAGTAACACGCTCACACCCAACATTAGGGCAAATTGAAGTAGGTATTCAAAATGGTTATGAATTAGAAGAAATACACGATGTAGCTATTACAAGTGTTGCAGATAAACAATTATTATCTTATGACCTTGCTACTGATTTATGGAAAAATAAAAGTGTAACTACAGATGATATTGCAGATTCAACTAATAAACGTTATGTAACTGATGCAAATTTAACAACTATTGGTAATACAAGCGGAGTTAATACAGGTGATGAAACAATAACTACAATTAAATCAAAACTTGGAATTACTACTTTATCAGGAAGTAATACAGGCGATCAAGATTTAAGTAATTTAGTTGTTAAAAATACTGCTATAACAGGTGCAACTAAAACTAAAATAACATATGATGCAAAAGGTTTAGTAACTGCAGGTGCAGATGCTACAACAGCAGATATAGCAGATAGCACAAATAAACGTTATCAAACAGATAACCAAAATAGTTTTAATGATGCTACAAGTTCTATTCAAACACAATTAAACGCAAAACAAAACGCATTAAGTTATACACCATATAAATACATAAATACAACAAGTTCAACTGTAACAGGAACTACAGCTGAAACAATTATGGCAACTGCTACAATTTCTGCTAATACTTTCAATGCAAATGATGTAATGAAAATTTTATATGAAGTTAGTAAATCTGCAACAATATCAGCGCCAACTTTCAGAGTAAAAATAAATACTACTAATAGTTTAAGTGGAGCAACAACTATAGCTACTTATACTTTTGCAAGTGCAAATACTTATGCTTTAATTCAAAGAAATTTTATTATATCAAGTGGAAATCTTAGTGGAATTTCATTTACTGCATCTGTTTTAACAGATATTGCTTCGGTTACTACTGTAGCTTCATCAACTTCATATAATCCTGCAAATACATTATATTTATTTTTTACGTTACAATTAGGTAACACTGCTGATAGTACAAGTTTTACAATGGGTAATATAACAAACTAATGAAATCAATAATAAATAAAATAACAGGTAAATTAATATGTGCAACTTCAATAGATGTTGAAATTTTAGATAATGAAATGTTAATAGATGAATTATTAACTGAAGAATTTGAAAATCCATATTTTGATTTTGAAACAAGAACATTTTATAATAAGGTAGATGAGTAGGCAAGAATTTGATACAATTTTAAATAAGTTAATTAGCAGAAAATTATTAGTTTTTGTTATAGCTTGTATTGGTTTATTTACTCAAACATTAACTTCTTCTGATTGGGTTATAATTGCAACAGCATATATAGGAATAGAAGGGGTTACGAATATAGTAGAACGATTAAAAAAATGATTAACAAGATTTTAGATTTAAGGCAGTCACTTTTAACAGGAACATATTTTATGGTTACATTTGCTAACGTTGATGTTGCAATGAAATTAATAGCTTTTATAATTGCTACAGGGTATACTGCAAGAAGATGGTATTTAATGGAAAAAAATAATAAAAATGAAGCTGAACAATAGTGGTTATTTATTAATTACAGAATTTGAAGGGTTTAGTGCTAAACCTTATTTATGTCCTGCTAAAATACCTACAATAGGATTTGGAAATACATATTATCCTGATGGTAAACGAGTAACTTTATTAGATAAAGAAATAACTAAAGTACAAGCTTTTGAAATATTTAAATCAGTTGCTGATAGATTTGGAAGTGCAGTTTCTAAATTAGTTACAAGTCCTTTAAATCAAAATCAATTTAACGCATTAGTTTCTTTAGCATATAATATTGGAACAGGTAATTTTGCAAGTTCTACATTATTAAAAAAAGTAAATAAAAACCACAATGATATTACAATAGCATTAGAATTTAAAAAGTGGAATAAAGTAAATAAAAAAGAAGTTGCAGGTTTAACCAAAAGAAGAATTTATGAAGCCAATATATATTTTAGTTAGTTTATTATTATTTAGTTGTGCATCACGTAAAGTAGATTTAAAAGTAAAAGAAGTTAAAAAAGATAGTTTAGTAGAAACTAAAATAGATTTAACTGAAAATAAAGTTAAAGATACAGATCAAGAAACTAATATAAACAAAACTGTTTACTTTGATGAAATTATAATAAAACCATTAGATAGTTTAAAAGAATTTATTGTAGAAGGTAAAAAGTACAAGAATGTTGTTTTAAGCTATAAAAAAACTAAAACTAATAGTTTATATAATAACAAGATAAAAGTGTCAGAAAACACCTTAAAACATGTTAAAACACGTAATAAGGTTAAAACTTCTACAAAAGAAAATACAAAACAAAAAGAAATAGATAAAAAAGCTAATTATTTTATATATATATATTTTATCATAGGTATTATAATACTTTATATTATATATAAATATAAAAGTTTTATTATATAATTAAATATTTAATATATATATTTAAATTAATAATATATAAATACTTATTAACATATAAGTTAATAATATATATTTATATTTACAAAATGAAAAAACCTACAAGAAAATCATTAGTAGATAAATTAGATAAAATCTTTAGTATTTATATTAGAAGAAAAGATGCTATTAATGATATAGCTACTTGCGTAACTTGTGGTAAAAAAGACCATTGGAGTAAATTACAAAATGGCCACTTCATGTCACGTAGACACTACAACACAAGATGGGACGAAGATAACTGTCATGTTCAATGTTCAGGTTGTAATGTATTTAAAGCTGGTGAAATATACTTATATAATAAATACCTATGTTTAAAATTTGATAATAACTTTCCTGATAGGTTATACGAAAAATCAAATAAAGTAGTTAAATTTGCTGATGTGGATTTAATAGATTTAATAGAATACTACACTGATAAAGTCAATAGTTTATAATTTGTTTCTTGTTTTTCTTTGTTTTAAACCCTGTATTAATAGTGCAGGGTTTTTTAATATGTTAAAATTGTGTTAAAATTTTAAATCATAGTTTTTTATATGAAAAACATTTATATATTTGCATAACAATAACAAACAAAAACAAAAATTATGAAACAAACATTAAAAAATTTCGGATTAGCTCTTTTATTATGGGCAGGTTTATTTACAATGCAAATATTAATTAATAACTTTATTTAAGATGAAAGATTTATTAGACTACAACAGATTTAGATTAGAAGCAATGCAGGAACAAATTTGCAAATTACAAAGTCATATTTCAACATTAGAAACTTATGTATTTGAATTAGCAGATATAGAATGTCCTGATGAATACAAAACAGTAGTTAAACAAGAACTATATAATTTAAAAAACAATTAAAATGAAATATAGAATAATTGAAAAAGCAAATGGTTATTTTATACCACAAGTTAAATTTGGTTTTGGTTGGGATTGGAGTAATATTGATAAACATTTAGAAACTTGGACAATTGAAGCTGAAAGAACAAAATTTAATACTTTTACAGAAGCGTTAGAAATTATAGAAAAATATAAAATAAAAACAGAACAAGAAAAAACAATTAAATACTATAAAATAAATTAAAATGGAATTAACATTAAATCAAAAATTATCTTTAATTCAAAAGGAATTTAAAGCAAACAAATCAAAGTTTAATAGCTTTGGAAAATACAATTTTAGAAGTGCAGAAGATATTTTAGAAGCACTTAAACCTTTTAACGAAAAATACAAAGTGAATTTTACAATTACAGAATCAGTAGAAGAAACACAATTTTTACAATTTCCAATGCTACGTTCTACAGCTTCAATAAATGATGATGTAGATTCAATTTCAGCTACAGCTATAGTAGGAGTTGATTTACAACAAAAAGGAATGCAAGTACCTCAACAATTTGGTTCTGCTTCTTCTTATGGTAAAAAATATGCATTAGGTAATTTACTATTGATTGATGATACACAAGACCCTGATGCAACTAATAAGCATGATAAAACATCTATTAAAACTGATGATTTAAAATGGTTAAATAAAAACACTCCTGAATTTAATAAAGCTATTGAATATTTAAAAATAGGTGGTAATATATCAACCATTGAATCAAAATATAAAATGACAAAAGAAGTAAAAGATGAATTATTAAAAAATAATTAATATATTTGTAAAACTGAATAGCTGACAACAGTAAAAAAAGGTAGGCAATTAAAAACAAATAATATGGGTGCATTAATTAATTTAAGTTTAAGAGTAGACAAACTACCAAAAGAAAAGTTTGTACAAGGTAAAGATGGCGCGGTTTATTACAATTTTACTATTGGAGTAAATGACGAATCTAACCAATGGGGACAAAACGTAACTGCTACAGATTCACAAACAAAAGATGAACGTGAAGCTAAAAAACCAAAGTCTTATTTAGGAAA